GACCTTGCCTTTAGCGCCAGGGGTTGTGTATTTTTCACCGATGGCTGGCTTGTCGCTTCTGCGAGCGGGTGGCGCTGTCAAGAGGGTTTCGTCCTCGTCGCCGCCGGTGTCTGCGTCGGCGGCTTCTTCTCCGCCAAGATCCGTTTCTTCGCCGCCAAGGTCCATATCGGGTTCGTCATCCATGTCGTCGATACCAGTAATGTCACCGGACATTCCGCCTCCGGACTCAACTGCCTCTCCAACTGCGTTGAGCTCTGCGTCGAGCTTGCGGTCGAAGAACATCTCTCGCTGCATACGGACAATCTCATCGTCAGTAAGACCAAACAACTTGGTAGCAATCCAACGCTTGCTGAAGTAACCTTCTGCTGCTCCGGAAGCAACGTCGAACTTTGTTCTCCAATGCTCGAGCTCTTGGAGTTCGGCAATTTTAGAAGGGTTGTTCAAAGACAAGTTGAAGCCAACCAGGTCATCTCCTCGGAAGCCGAGAGTATAAAGATGAACGACGCCAATCTTCTCAATCTCGGAAAGGACTGCTCGCTGCAGTCTTTGAATCGTTCTAGCGAATCGAATGTCTTTCTGGGCGAGAGTTGACTTGTCTTCGTCCGCGCCTTCACCGCGAGAGAGATAGGATTGTGGTACCTTGAGAGCTGAAAACAATTTGTCTCTGAGGTACTTGACATCATCGATGTCCCCTGTGAAAGTTCCGCCAGGAAGCGATTCAATCTTAGAAGTAGAGTCGCCACGAACGGGCATAAAATAATCTTCTTCCACAGACAGGGGATTGTATCGCAAATCAACGCGACCAGTGTTTGCGTCAACGACTTGGTTTCTTTTCATCTGTGTCATGACTCTCTGCATGTATTGCTCAACGTCCTGCGGAGCAATGTTGCCGACGTCAATGTAGAAAACTCTGCGCTCTGGAGAGCGAACGATTCGGTAGGACATCATTGCGTCTTCGAGAAGAGTAAGCTGTCTCCAAATTCTGCGAGCGGGCTCGAGAATAGAAGTTCCATATGGGCTGTACTTATCATTCCCAAGAATACGGAAATGAGCAATCTGCCAGTTCTCGAAAGTGAGGCCACCAGAATTCCACTGGAATTGTACATAGTTTGGGTTTGTGGGGTCTTCTCCTTCGAGACGCTCAACTTCTTGAGGTGGCAGCCCGATACAACTCTTTACACCCTCTTCTTCGTCGATATCTAGATATAAAAAGAAGTCACCGTACTTACACATGGTTCGACACCAGCCAAACAAATTAAAATCAATGTTAAGGGTGTTGCTGTACAGTGAGCTAAGAATTGTTTTGATCTCCTCGTTCGGACACTCAATCTTTAACATCTCCTGAAGCTGAGAAGATGTTGTCATTTCATCAGCATAGATGTCCAAAGAGGATGCGATTTCTGGAGTGTATTCCATCTGGTCAAAGTCCATATAGCGCTCTGCTCGGTTTTGATTCGAGATAGAGTTGGTCTGCATGACGTCAAACGGATTGTATGTTGATTTCTTGAATTGTCTTCCGCTGGCTGATTTGAATTGGTACTTGTACTTGTCGAGGTCCTTTCGGCGCTGCTGTCTGTACATTTGAGTTCGGCGATTGACGATGGGGCCAGAGAAAAGTCTGGTTAGTCTTGCGAACAGTGCGGAAGTTGGGTTTCTAGGGTTTCTTGTATTATCAGCCATTTAGTTATCCTTTATAGAGCCACATGAAGTCGTGGTACTGTTTCATCGTCTCTTCTTTCTTGGTAGCTTTTTCTATATCCAGTGAGTTATTATAACCCATTTGTCCAGGAATTTTAGTATTTATTTTTGTATTTGCAACAATCATAGCATCCAAGCAAGCCTTACTGTATTCAACGGATCTACTATTTGTAAGTATCGCCGTATCTCTGACCCAACAAGCAATCGCAAGAGACATAACGAGATCATCGTTATATCCTCGCATGGCCTCGGGCCTTCCGTTGTTCCACACGAATGTTCGCAATTCGCTTATTAAACGCATAGAATACACTTTAAGTAGTTTGTTGCGAATATATTCTTCCAATTTTGCGATAATCAAAGGACGAGTCTTCATGGAGGTCGTGAAACCTGGGACTGCCGATGATTTTGTTTCTGCGACCAAGGGGTCGATATATTCATGAGAGCCCTTGGTAGAATAGTAAAGGTTTGGGTACTGAGACTCGATTAGCTTTTCAAGAATGTTGTAGCCAATATTGTTGTTCTCCACGACGAGCATACAGTTTCCAAACTCTCTCCCCGTTGTATTGAGTAAATCGGCGAACTGTTCGAGGCTTGGCTTCCCTTGATATTCAGCAGCGACTTCCATCGTTTCCAGCTTGATGATACTAAAAACAGAAAAATCTTTTCCGTCTCCCCGCGCAACGTCAGCAACGAGCAAGTAGGTGTTCTCTGGCTTGTACTCCTCCCAGATCCAAAGGTTGCGATCAAAGGCGGTCCTATATTTGGGTTCTACAGCCTCGCCTTCTAATTTGCCGATGTCGTCGGGATGAATAACCGATTGTCCCGATGCCAAGAAAGAGCATTCCAATTCTTGGGCAATGTCTCGGCGGGACATGTTCCTTGTCTCTTTTTCGAACCAAGACTTGTCCCTGTCCGGATGTACATCCCAAGGAAGCGTTGTTGCGTGAAAATCGTTCCTGTTTTCGTCGGCATCAGCAAACGTTTTGTGGAACCAGTTACCAACACCATTTGGAGTTGACAAGGCGATACAGCGACCACCAGTAGACAGCGTAGGATAAAGACCCATCCAAAGCTCGTCAAGGCCCTCGACGTGTGCTGCTTCGTCAATCACAAGAAGCGACAAGGCTTCTGAACGACCCGCATCGCCAGAAGTTGACGAGGCTTTGATCTGCGAGCCGTTGGACAATTCGAACGAAGAACGATTATCGATTGTTATTGTAGCTGTCGCCATCCAATCAGGAAGATTCTTGATGATCTGCTTGACTTTCTTAACAAGATTCGAAGCCGTACCAAACTTGGTGGCGACGACAAGAACATTCTTTTCTTTATGGAACATCATCAGCCACGCGATGTACGCAGCAGAAATGGTTGAAATACCCAACTGCCTTGCTTTCAAAATAACATTAAAGCGGTGATCGGCAAAGTCTTTCAACAACTGTGTTTGAAAATCATATGTATTGAAGGGAATCTGCCCCTTAAGAGGGTGAGAGATTCTTGCATAAGTGTTCGTGAAGTAAACAGGATCCTTCCCGCACTTCACGATTTCCTTAATAATCTGCTGTTTGTTTAGCTTGTAGCCAGCCATGGGCACACTCTACTTTTCGTTGGCACCTGCAGAGATCTCTTCGTTCTCTGGACGTTTGGCGTTCTTGCCGAGCTCCAAGAAAGACTTGATTGCGGAGTCGATGTTTCTGTCTTCCGATGCTCCCTCGTTGCCTGCTCCTTGAATTTCATACTCACAATGAGCTTGTACCCAGGAACGAACGCGAGAAGTGGACTGGACATTCCCCATAACCAGAGAGCCCTGCTTCTTGAGGCTTAAAGTTTCTCCGGTAATTTTCTTGTACTCTTTCTTCAGAAACTTGGTGACTTCCTCGATGGAGCTTTCAATGTCTGCCTTTAGCTTGTTGTCAGTAACTTCCCTGCTTGGCAGTTCGCGGGTGTAGTTCACCTTCATGGTGTTGCCAGAAAATGTCACACCAAAGCCATCCATGACACGCTTGTCTGTAATTGGAGTAGGTTTGTCCCTTTCCAAGCCTGCGCTGACAGCTTCGCCATCTTCGTCGATTGCGCCGTCATAAGCATTAGATGCGGCTTGATTGATCCCTTTTACAATATCTGATATGTTTGACATTTTCTTTACCTCGTTAAATTATTTAGCCTTGCGGTCATTTCGAATATCGATGATTTCTGAGCGCATTTCTTTGAGAAGTTTGATTGCTTCCATGGCGCTCTTGCGAACACGAGTTCCAGCAGTTGCGTTGCCACGATCAAACTTGTCCGTGTCTCTTCCTGTGGATTCCAATAGTTCTAAAATTTCACTCAATCTTTCTTTAATCATTTTCATTCTCCAAGTTTGATGGTCGCCATCCAGTGGCCCACCGTTCTTCTCGCCCTTCTACATAGTTAATGTAACACTTCAAACAACATTCGAAACGATTCATATATAAATCATCTTTTTTGTCGAAAGAATAAACTTTACAAACCGGGCAAGTTCTTTCGCTCTGCTTATTAATTAGTTTTTCGGATACTAAAAAACCGTTTAATTCTATCTTAGAGGGCCTTTTAGCATCGCCGTCTTCGCTTTTGACAATCTTTTTAAGCTGGTGTATGTATTCTTTCTCTTTTTGTTCGTCCCAAGTAGACTTGGGATTTACGATTGTCTCAACTCCATACTTGTTAGAAATCGCTTTTTCAACGGCAGCGATTTCATTTAAATCTTTTTTCATAGTTCACCCTGCGAAGTTTTC